CATGATGGCAACGTCGACGGAGTTGAGGTCTTGTGAGGCTGGCTCACATTTGCTATTGTGCAAATAGACATTCCAAAGCTGTGAGATAACGCGGAAGTTATCCTCAGCGTCGCCATGGGTCACGTTGCGGTCTTTGCAGACGAAGTTTCTTACAGTCTCAAGAAACTCTGCGCGGCGTTCAGCGTTGGTTTTTTCTGGTCTGTTGGCTTGTTGGTTGGTGGTTGGGATGATACCAATTCCTACGTTCATCGTTGCTTGACGCAGGATCTCTTCTATATTATTATTTAGCTGCATAGTATTCAATGTTGTTTTCTCTGACACGGCATATCCGATCCATTGTGGTGAGGTCATCGAGGACTCTAGTGAGTTCATCAGGCGTTTTGAGGGATTGATAGAAACGAACGAAGATAGATTTCTTTGTAGATCTATGTGAGGTTTTGATAAAGCGCCAGATGTCTTCTGTGATCTTTGCGCTTTCGTTGCGGCCCATGCCGACGAATGGGATGTGCATATCCTTTTCGAGATTGGCGAGATGGGCTGTGGCTTTCTCTGCGTCTTCGCGTGTGATGGTCATGTCCAACGTCCGGGCGAAGTGTACGGCAAAGAGGATCTTCTGATGATGAAGATTCTTGCGGCCGTAATACTCGTCCAGCATTGGATGCTTGTTTGTGTGAACGAGATTAGGATGAAGTTCGAAGTGATGGTGGATGTATTCCTTAGCTTCGTCATTCAGAACCAAAGGGCCATATAGTTTCGATAGTTCCCTAATGTAAGATTGCAAGCGAAGTTTAGCCGCTTTTTGTTCTTCGTTAAGCGGGGGAATAGAATAAAGATGGAAACGCTTTTCAACGCCGTAAACGATAATCGTTCGAGCCATAAAACCGTCCGAGAGAATATCTTGATTCTGAAGACTTTGGAACTTTCCGAGCGTTGTGTTGCCCAAGAGACTGATGCACATATTCGTGCAGAAGTCTGTATCACTGTGCTTAAGTTTTCGTACGTACTTTCTTCCACCGTTATAAGCTTCGAGAAGAAAGTCGGAAAGTTGTTCGGCATTTTTCTTAAAGATAGAGGTTAGTTCGTCGAGGATGAATACGAGGGAGCTGTGATGATAGGCTTTGCGTCTGTTTTCAGAATCGACATAGCGGTGCAAATAAGCCACGCGAGAAGTCTCTTGCGTGAATTGCTCGAACGTCGTGCTGTTTGGAGCGATGTAGATAAGAGGCTGACGTGCGCCTTTGCGGTTGTCTGAAGCATCTTCGCCGAGTAGCTCGGCAGCGAGATCATTCTCTGGAGTCTTGATCTCGGCGGGGATTTCGAGGAGCTCTTTCATCGGACTCGTAATGAGAGATTTACCCGCCGAAGCGGGTCCGATGAAAGCGATGTATTGATTCGGAAATACTGCGTGGAAGTCTAAGTCACCGAACCAGACGCGCCTTTGAAGGGCAGCGCCGATCATGAAATAAAACGCAGCGTCAACAAACGGCTGCGGGCTTTGTACGTCTTTTGTGTACAAGCACCAGTCTTCATATAGGCTCATGCAAGTATGCGAGTCTTACAGAGTTCTTGCGGATTTGTAGTGTGGTGATTACGTCGAAACCTTCTAGCTTCTCAAGGTTCGGATCGAACTCGCTGGGAAGATGAGTCTCATGTACAATAACGACCGAGGGCGGCGGCAGGTTAGGCGGCCACTCTTTGATCTTCTCCCGGATCGCATTCGTGATCTGGGTTATTCGGTCGTTCGTCTGACGCATAAAGCGGAGGGAGCTTTTCTTGGGCCGAGTTTAGGCGAGGTCTCTCATGCCGTTGGGATTCTCTTTTGAATACTTACCCCAATTCTTTCCGGCTTGGGCCTCAGACTTCATGGTGAAGTTCACTCCGTCTCGGCCGGTGAGAGAAATGGCGAGGCATTCTTGCATGAGCTTCGCCGTGTCGTTGACAATCCCATCTGGAACCAGCGCCAGAAAAGAGTCATGTTTATTGTTAATCGCCGGTAGTGTTTTGAGCGGTCGCTCGTTGTTGTAGCGGTTGACTGCGATGTGTGTGATACAGCCCACGGTGGACTGAGGAACCCATGAGATGCCTTCCCTGATATAAGAGTCAGTAATAGTACGCTCGAACCTGCGTGGATATCCAAACAGATTACGGAGCTGACGGTTAGTTCTAATCTGAAATTCAATTTCATCTTGCCATTCTATGATTTCGGGGAACAGTGACGCGAAGAAGCCGAGGAATGTTTTACATTCTTGGAGAGATAAAGTCAAAGTGCCATGACTCTGCTTGAGGGTTTGAAGTTGAAAGGTCCGCTCACGCATTCTGTAGGAGGAAGCATGGCAGACCATCTTGCCGATCTTGTATTCCTTGTCGGAGGATTTGATTGCTTTGTCGAGAGGTTTCCAATCAGGGTCTTTCTTTAGTTCTGTCGGACTTAAGCTTTTCCAATAACTTGGAGACTTCCCGGCGAGAGGCCATTCGTTCTGCATCTGCTCGCAGAAGATATGAAGCGCGATGAAGGTATGGGGTTTGATGCCCACGTTGAAGAGTTCTCTATAACGCCCCGGTCGTGTGAGATTGGCAACGATAAGAGCCTCGGCGCCGCTTTGGTCACACTGTACGAATGTCATCCCCGGCGGGGCAATGTAGATATCGAGAGCTTCCTTGTCTGGATTCTGGAGATTCGCTCCGTAGTCGCCTAGGAATTGTCCAGAGGCTAGACGAAAGCTTCCTGTCCCGGCGACCTTGAGAGAGGTCAGGCAGTGGATGTGCGGGGTGGGCATAGTTATTCGCAAGAATAAACCTCTTTAGATACTTTCAGATCCGATGGCCAGTCCATAGCTTTGTGAAAGCTATCGTCGAGGATCATGACTTTATTCGTGGGCTGGGCTGTGATGCGCCCGTTGTCGAGCTTGATAAAGAGGAATTCTTTGTTCTGCTCGGGATCGTCACTGAAGCCGTCGTCGAAGGGCGCGGCGGTGAAGAGATAGTCGCCGTGATAATAGTCACCATCGCAATTAGCCATACAACGCTGGCTGCGAAGATAAGTGTACTCAATGGTCTCGAAGTTCCAACCATAGCAATCCCAGCGTTGAGATCGTTTAAGCGGCCATTCGCTGGGGAGTATATCAGATCCGAAGTATAGCGCATGAAGCGGAAGGTTGCGATAGATCGCTCCGTTCTCCAGCAATACATGACAGCCCCATGCGCGGCCGGGCGTTGAGGTTATGGCGAACCATATCGCGGGCATGTAGCCTTGCTTATGTTTGTGTGTGAAAGCCGTGTCTACGTTTAGGTAGAGATGCTTGGGTAGGTTTTTGGTGAACATATTTTTGGGAGATTAAACGTCATCGCGCCATCCGACAAACGACGCATTGAACGGGCGACCGTCGTCGGTGAGGTTGAGATATTTGATTGTTGCTTTCTTTCGGAAGTCATAATCAGGTTGGATGTATTCTTCCCTTTCCTCGTCGGTAAAGCCCGTCCCGACTTCAAAGCTTACGCCCTTTGAGGTGACGAACTTAAGCGCACCGAGTTTGCCTTTGCACTTGCCTTCGTCCGAGACGACGCGATCGACACAGAAGAACTCTGCGTCGAGGAAGGCTTTGCGCTTCTGGAGATTCATCGTCGAGCGTTCCTTTGTGCCTTGAGGCATATAGGAACCGAAGACGCTCTTGAGCATTTGGCCTTCGTAGTTTTGGTCAACGTAGGCTTTATAACAATCATCGAGCTCAATACGAGTCTTGCAGATTTCCCACTCGATCATCGTCAGCATTTCAATCTCTTCGCGATGGTCATTGACGATCTTCTCAAGAAGGAGCATCCGTGTGAGCGCATTGAACTTAGGCTCTACGAGATCAAAGGCAAAGAACTTTATGCGCTCTGCATCCGGGCCAGCTTCGATTCTGTTGACACCAACAGCAGCATTGATCTTCTGAAGACTCATCCCGTGACAATACAACTCGCCGTCGAGAATATAGTCTGTCGTGGGCGGAATGATGTGAGCAAGGACGGCGTCATTCCACCGCTTGCCATCTCTTGAATAAAACCCTTGACCGGGAATGTACATGCACCTCAGGCCATTCAGCTTGGGCATCGAGACCACGTGGCCAAACTTCGAGGCGTCATAAATCCCGGCGCGCATAAAGGATGCGGCGATTTGTGGGTCTTTTTCTTTTGTATCTTTTGTCATAAACTTAATATTCCCAAATCCATTGTTGAAATCCTAACATACCTTT